CTAGTGAAGTAAAGATGGCTGACTTCCGTGGTGGGTGTGCAGGGGGACTTTATTAACAGCGCCCGGCGTAACAATCACTGCCGCTATCGACTCATGAGTTTTGAATGTACAGCTGCAGTTTATATTTTGGCACTGGTGATAGCGCTCTTTCGTTTCTTTCGAAAGGTAGCGGCTACTTTTGGCATGGGCGGCGGTAAGGCAAATCGGGCAATGCATCATTTTGGTGTTCCTTCGTTGAGCGCATAACTTTAAATACACCAAAATCACAAAACGAGCAATTTAATTCACGATTCGTTATTTTCTGATGCTACGTATTCAACCCCCGACAACAACACTTCAAACTCCAGCGCTGTGGTATAGCCGCTGCCGCTAAGACTGTGAGTAACCTTGCTGATAACCCACGGCTGCGCATCGATCACCGCCTTAAAGCCGCTGACCTGCACTGGCGTCTCGGGGAACAGGTCGGCTCGCCCCATTGCCAGCGTCAGCGAGAATTCGGCAACGCCGCGCTGCAGCTTGTTCCACTTCGCCTGTGCCGCCCGCATAGCGGCGGCTTTCGTGGCGTAGACCGTGGTGATCGCAAACAGGTTATCCTCACTGCCGGCCAGATAATCCCCCTCTTTTGCCTCGGGCGTTTTCGCTGCCGCCGCTTTGCGTTTCTTCGCCGCCGGGTGTTCCAGTGCGCGCAGGTGCCGCTCTTTGGGCTTTCGCTGTACCTTAACCTTTTTCGGCTTCGGCTCCTTTGTGTGCAGCCAGCTGGCCGTCACCCCGGTGTAAGCCCCACGGTCAGCAATGCTGAAGCTGTGCCGGTCGCCGTCCTGACGGGTGATAGTCATCTGTGGGATCGGCTTTCCTGCAGCGGTAACGCCGCCTCCCGGCTTGATAAACAGCAGCCGCCCGGCCTTGATGGCGGCCACCGCGCCGTTAAGCGTGGCAATACGCGTCAGGAATGCGGCGTCGGTTTCCTGAGTCTGGTCGATGTGCGTGACCGGCACTGACGCAAATGCCTCGGCGATCATCGGCTGCAGCTTGTTGCGCTCGGCCACCTGTTTGATCACCGCGCCCAGCGTGGTGTCGTGATAGGACACTTCGCGCCGGGAGTTCAGCGTGCCGCGAAAATCCGCACTGCGCGCCCTGATCGTCATGGTATCCGGCGCGCCGTGATGCTCCACTTCATCAACGGTGAAATCCCCTTTGCCCGTCAGCGGCTGGCCCTTCCAGCCGAGAAACAGAGAGATCACCGCGCCGCGCACCGGCATCGCCAGCTGCCCGTCGGAGTCATCCAGCTCGATGTCGAGCTGGTCCGCCTCAAAACCGCGGTTATCCGTCATCGTCAGCGATATCAGGCGCGGGCTGATATTGGCCGTCACGTTCTCCGAGTTAACCCTGATCATGAAATCAGGGGTTCGCACCGTCCCGGCAGGCATCGCCAGGCTGTTAATCACGGTCATCCGATCAGCCCTCCCACGGAACCCAGCACGCCGCCCGCCGCCGTCCTGATGCCGTCCATTGCCGAGGTGATTTGTCCCGGCAGGTTACCTACCCCGGTCATCAGCCCGTCAGCCTGTTTTTTCATGTCGCCAAACATTGAGGTCAGGGTTTCATCGACGCGCAGCAGGCTCAGGGAAAACATGATTTTTCTGGCGCTGCCGTCGGAATAAAATTCACTGCTGGTCGACGAGTAGTTTTCAATGACGTACATCCCGTAAATCGTCCCGTTGCCGCCGATAAGCGGCCAGGCGCGCCCCTCGTCGGCCAGCAGCTTCATGGTCAGCATGGAAATTGCGCCGCCGGTGATTTCCGGGCGCAGCTCACCCGACAGCGTGATCTTGTCATCGCCCGGCCCGATAAACTGCGCCGAGGCGCGCTGTCCGATGCGGCTGTTAGTGGGCCAGCGATAATCAACGTTCTGCTGCATTTCGCTATACGGCAGCGTCTGGCGCATAAACGGGATCAGCCCGTAAATCATCATCATGGTTTAATCCTCCCATCCCATTTTGCTCTGCTGCTGCGCCCGCCTGGCGCGTGCCTGGCGCTCCCTGTCCTGTGCTATCAGCGCCAGCGCATCGTCTTTACTCATGCCCGGGTGCATGTTGATCTCATAGGTACTGTGGTTCTGGCTGTTGTCGGTGTAGCCGCCTGCGGCTGGCGCGGTTACGGGGCGATAGTTGCCCGCGCTCGCCATGTTGTACTGCATACCGGGATAAACAAACCCCACATCGCCCCCTGGGTGGTCGTCGGGGTGAGGGATTTTATCCTTGAGGGATTTCGACTTGTCGTCGATAACGCCGAGCTTTTTTAGCACCCAGTCAATCCCGTTCTGCAGCTCGGTTAATGGCGACAGCACAAACTTAATGCCCGCCGCGAGCAGTTCACCAAACTGCTTACCCATATCTCCGGCCGCTTTCAGCTCGGCCTGCGTGGACTTCACCGGCTCAATCAACCCTTTGAACTTGTCCCATACCCAGCCGAGTTTATCGCCCAGCCAGTCAAACACGGGCTTAAGCGGGGCAAAGGCGTCCGTGATCGGCCCCATTGCGGCGGTAAACCCTTCGGCAGCACCGACAATAAATGCCTTGATAGGCTCCCAGTATTTACGGATTAGCAGCGCACCAGCGACGATGGCAATACCAATTAGCGCCACCGGCAGGGTGACCGCCCCGAGCGCGGCGGTGATAGCCTCACCCGCCACCGCAAAAGCAACGCGGAGCTTTCCAGCCCCACCGAGTATGGCATTGATACCCGACACAACCGGCCACGACGCCAGCCCGACCGCCCCCAGCACGCCAAGGATAACCGTCCCGGCAACGGCGGCTTTTGCCAGCCCGCCCGCCAGTTCTGGATTTTTTTTAATCCATCCGTCGACGGTCAGCAGGAATTTCGTGGCGCTCTGCGTCAGGGATCGCAGCGAGCTGTCCAGCCCATCGAACAGGTCAGTACCGACCGCCTCCCAAGCGGACTGGAACTCCTTGAAGTCGCCGCCGAGATTGTCCTGCTGTACCTTCACCAGCCTTTCGGTGCTGCCGTCGGAGCCTTTAAAGGTTTTGGTCAGGTCGTCCAACATGCCGCTTGAGGCCGCTTTCATCAGCGTCACCGCCGACGATGCTGCCTCTTCGCCAAAGATGGTTTTCAGGTATTCAGCCTGCTGCGCGGAGCCGAGTCGGTTCTTTTCAAACGACTGCTGCATCTCCTTCAGCACGGTGAAGAATGGACGCATGTTGCCCTTGCTGTCCGAGGTTTTCACGCCCAGCTCTTTGATCGCCTTAAAGGCTGCGCCGGTCGGCGCCTGCACGCGCAGCAGCATGGCGCGCACGCCCGTCCCAGCCATGCTTCCCTTAGTGCCGTTCTGTGCCAGCGCCCCGATCATGGCGGTGGTCTGCTCGATGCTGACGCCCGCATTTTTCGCCACCGGTGCGATGTAGGTCAGCGCATCGCTCAGGCCGTCAAAGTCAGCGGCGGTTTTGTTCATCGTCGAGCTGATGACGTCGCCGATGTGCGCCACCTGATCGTTAGCCAGGCCAAAGGCGTTTTTGGTGCTCATCAGCAGCGCGGCGCTTTCTTCCATCGTGCGGTTATTCGCCAGCGCCATGTTGAGCGTGACCGGCGTTGCCGCCTTGATATCGTCCACGCTGCCGCCACCCTTGGCGATGATGATCTGCGCCTGCGCCGCATCGTGGGCGGATGCCGCCGTGTTATCCCCGATGCTGCGCGACTGCGTGCGCAGCGACTGGAACTCGGCGGAGTTCTTATCGAGGCCGAGCGTCGCCTGAAGGGTGGAATTAGCCAGCGCGAAGTCATAGCCCGGTCGCAGCATTGCTACCCCGGCCATCGTGCCGACCGTTGCCGCACCCAGCGCTGCAGCGCCGCCGTTGCGTACCTTCGATGACAGCTCCTGCCCTTTGCGGTAACGCTCGCTCACCCGGTTTAGCTGCTCCTGTTTCTGGCTCAGGCGCTGCAGCTCCTGTTTTTGCCTGCTCAGGCTGACGGTGGCCTGCGCCGAACTGGCCTTCAGGCGCTGCTGCTCGCTGCTCAGGGTTTTGGTGGAGATACCTGCGGCATTGAGCGCTTCACGCTGCTGCTGCACAGACAGGCGCAGGGCGTTGCTTTTGGTCTGCAGTTCGGACGCAGCCTTGCGCGCATTCTCCAGCGCCCTGGCCTGCTGCGTGGTAGGACGCTCGGTGTTGCGAAACTGCAGTGCCAGCGCGGCGGCTTCTTCCTTCGCGCTTTTCAGCGACTGCTGCGTGACGGCCAGCTGGCTGCTGGTCTTGCGGAATCCGTCAATCTTCGCCGCCTGCGCATCCAGCGCTTTAATGTTGGCCTGGGTTTCGCGGATGCTGCCGGAGAGCTGTTTGGTTTCGGCCTGGATGGCTTTAAAAGGGCGGGACGCCTGATCAACGGCTTTCAGCATCACCTGCAGCTTGAGGTTGTTACTCATCGGGGTTTACTCCGCTGCGGATCATGGCCTTATGCCGCCAGCCGAGCAACTCGGCCAGCGGCATGACGTACATTTCAGAAGGGGGCCAGTGAAAAATGGTGGCAATGTCGGCCATCAGGTCATTGACTGTCAGCTTTTCGGGCCAGTCTACTCGTCCGATTTCGGCGACAAAAAACCGATCACCGTCCCGGCCATCGAAATCAGGTCTTCCGGTGCCAGATTCAGGCATTCAGCCTTAGTCAGCGCGGGCTGCGAAATGCGCGGCAGCACGGTCAGTAGCGCGTCCACGTCCGACCCGGCAAGGTCCGACAGGCGCACGCCGCGAAGCGCACCGGCGTTAGGCTTAATCAGCTCCACCTGGCAGATCTCTGTTTCACCGCGCTTAACGGGCGAGACCAGCACAACAACGTTTTCTTTCTGTTCCATTTTTATTTATCTCTGCTCAGAAGGGGTAAGGGCCAGCGCCGGGCGCTGGCGTCAGGATTACAGCAGGCCGAGGTTTTTGCGGCGCTGCTCAAGGCGATCAACGCCGTTCACCTTTTCAACCATGTTCACGGTGTCGATCTCGATCAGCTCCTTACCGTTCCAGGTGATTTTGAAATAGGTGTTTTTGGTGGTGATTTTGGTTTCGGTGTCTTCACCCTGCTTGGCTTCGCCAAAGTCAAACGCCTGATGACGACCGCGCACCTCGATCTCGACCGCAATCTCCTCCTCGGTATCGTCGCGCTGGTAGGAGCCGGTAAAGCGCAGCGGTACAGCGCTGCCGCCCCACTGTGACAGCACCAGATCGTCAACGCCGCCGATGGTCCATTCCATGTCGAGCGCGTCATCGTCCAGGCCGTTATCGATGAAGCCCGCGCCGTTCATGCCGCCGCCGCGATAGGCGTCCAGCTTGCGCGACAGCTTAGGCAGCGTGACGGCGGTGACGACGCCCTGATAGCTGTTGGAATCATTGAAGAGGTTCATCCCCTTCAGTTTGCGAGGTAGTGCCATTTATCCGGCTCCTTAGCTGTTAACGGACGCGGCGAAATTCGCCAGATAGCTGTCGGTGATGCGCTGACGCAGGGTTAAATCTTCCAGCGGCGGCACGGGGGTATAGTCGTAATCAATAAAGAGCTTGCCCGCTTTCAGGCTGTCTTTATCGTTCGCGTTGTCGTCATACCAGGCGGTCGCGCCCAGCAGATAACCGGCGCTGACAAGCTCGCGAAACTTCGCGTTAATGCCGGAGATAATGTCCTTCACCAGCACCGGCGTCAGCGGCTTGTCGTTGGCCCACATGTGCGCCTCGGCCATGGTATCGGCCAGCACCTGCGCGGTGCGCGTGTAGTTCTCAAAGGCGAACAGCGGATCGTCGCTGCAGGTGCGGTTGCCCCAGAAGCGGAAACCGTCTTTGCGGATCAGCGTGGTGACGCACGCCTGATTCAGCAGGTCGGCATCGGTCCCGACCTGCTGCAGATCCCAGAACACCGACGCGGAAATCCCGGTCACGCCGTTGACGCCTACGTTTGACAGGGTTTTATGCCAGCCGGTGTCGTTGTCGATTTTGGCGCGCAGGCCGAGGGCGCGGGCGGTAGCGTAGGCCGTCTCTGACTGGTTAGCCGTGGTGTTCCAGGCGATGAAGTCGGGCCAGATAACCATCAGCTCGCGCTGGCTGAAGCTCTCGCGATAAAGCATCGCCTCTGAGATGGTTTTGCAGCCGTGCGCGGACACGTAGCCAAATGCGCGCAGCTGCTGACAGACGCTGGCAAGCGCCGTCGCCACCTCCAGCGAGTCGAGGCCCGGCACGCCGAGAATGCGCGGCTTAACGTCGAGCTGCGTCTGCGCGCTGAGCAGCGCTTTCATGCCGGTGTACTGGCCGTTTTCGTCGGTGGTGCCGATGATGTTTGAAATCGTCTCGGCTTCCGTCGCGCCCTCGGCCACGCGCACAACTACGGTGACGGGCTTTGACTGGTCGGCAATGGCCTGCAGCGAAGCCGCCAGGGTGCCTTTTTTGCCAGCTTTAGCGATTGCGCCCTGTACGTTTGTCAGCAGGACCGGGGTGTTAAGCGGAAAGGTCGCGGCGTCGGCGTCTTCTGCGGTGCAGACCATGCCGACAATCGCGGTGGAAACGGTGGAGATAGTGCGCGTGCCGTCGTTGATTTCGACGACACGGACACCATGGTGATAATCTGCCATCTGTAGCACTCCAAATAAAAGGTGCGCTCAGATTGTCAGCTCATGCGGGGGGATGCATGCTGTTGCGGCTTGCTCTTCAACCAGCAAGCATTGTGGCAGCTACTGTTAAACTTTGGGCATTTCAGGCCAATTTGTCATTTCATCATCAGGTGTAACGCGGCTAAGCAGGACGCGGTAAGTTTTCCAGGCTTTCAACATGGCGGCTTCGCTTTCAGTCTGTATTCCGAGATCTTCAGCATCCTGTAACGGCGCGATAGCCGTAGTTGCCTGGGCCATTAACGATTTAATGCGGGAATTTGCCTGCGCTACCAATTGTTCATTTGTAGGCGGTGGCGGGTCCGTCAGCACTGGACGTCCATCATCCCCAGGCGTGATGACCTTGCCATCTGACTGCCCGGCAAATAGCGCGTCATAAAGGTCATCGGTGATTTCCATTAGGTCATCCGGCCAGCTTCCCGCCTGTTCGTATTCATCCCGCAGTACATCAGGATAAAAAGCGTTATTTTTTGCGCTGTAAAAATACATATTAATATCCTATTGCCATCCAGCAGCCGCCCATAGACCAGCCGCCAGTCGTGTTCCCAAGCATGAGTCTCACGCTTGCCCGGTTATTCAGATTTGTGTACTCAAGGAAAGCATCCAGTTCTACATTCTCTGACGGGTTGGCGATGATCCCGCTCATGCTGCAAACAGCATTCGGAAAAGCCACGGGGAATGTGACGGCAACAACCCTTTCACCACTCGCTGCCGGGATTTGCCCCCACTGGATAATCACGCCGGTGCTTCCGCACTTCCACCAACCATTGACGGCTTTAGACGCTGTATTCAACGCCCCTTTTGTATTCAGACGGGTATCAACCTCAGCTTTTGTATAAGCGGCTGTTTTCACCATGTAAGCTGCGTCTGCCTGGCTTTTTGTGTAATAGCGTGCGTCGAAGTTGGAGTAACTCCCCGGCTGGATAACTCCGCTCCCGTAAATGTTCCCGGAAAAGCCCACATCGTGCCCAAACTGGCATTTTCCTGTTGCGACATCGACATAAAACGGGCGCAGATCATTGAAACTGCCGTATTCATTATCTTTGTTTGTGAGCATCAGATAATGGCGCGCACCATCATTGCGCCAGAAAACACCATAGCCACCGTATGCAATTCGAAAATTGCTGGGAATAGTCGTCTGGACCTCTTTACCGTTATGGTATAGCTCGTACCAGGGATTCCACGTTTTTTTGTCACCGTTACGTGTACGAAAACCAATCCTTTCCCCTGCACCGGCATACGCTGTGACAATTTGAGTATTGTAACCATTTCCAAGGCCTGAGAAGTCGAGCAAGGAACCTGTAAAGCTCGGTGCATTTTCCGCATTGCTGTAAACGAAACTGGCCGCGTTTGAAGGTAATTCATTAGCATCACCCACATTACCCGCAGAGGGATTGATCCCCGCTCTCACCGTTGTTATTGCCAGTGCTTTCACGTCAGCCGCTGAAATATCGATATCTGCCGTCAGGGCCAGCCCGTTTACTTTGCGTGAAGATGGTACACGGCCGTTAGCGTTGGCGTTGGCGTTATCCGCGGCATTTTTAGCCACAGCTACCTGTGTATCCGTCTCAGCTTTGGTGTACGCCCCGACATTCGCCGCCCCGAGGGCAATATCTGCCGTGAGCGCCAGCCCGTTTACCTTGCGTGAGGACGGTACGCGCCCGTTAGCGTTGGCGTTGGCGCTATCCGCAGCAGCCTTTGCCACAGCGATCTGCGCATCAGTCTCGGCTTTGGTGTACGCCCCGACGCTCGCCGCCCCGAGGTTGATATCCGACGTCAGGGCCAGCCCGTTTACTTTGCGTGAGGCAGGCACGCGGCCATTGGCATTATCGTTAGCGGCCTTTACTGCTTTAGGCGTGGCGGCGCGGGTTTCATCTTCACTGATAGTACTGCTGAGGATGGCGAAGCCCCTCTCGCTCAGCGTCGCATCGGGATGATTACGCGACTGCTCGTGCTCTGCCAGGCGGTCATTAACATACTCCTCGGTCGCCAGCGAAATGCTGTCATCAATCAGCAGCGTGACGGCACTGGTATCCGTCACGCTCAGCACCATGCGCAGCGTCTGGGTACGGCCCGATCCCTGCTCAAGCGTCGGCTTATAGGTTTCCGCCATGTTACACACGGCCATCAGTGAGCCATCAGAGGCCAGCAAGCCCAGCTCACGCATCCAGAAACCCCCGACGCTGGCGGGCGCGATAGCCTCGGCGATCAGCCAGTTCTTATTTTTGGCGTCCACCTTCAGCGAGTTGAGCTTAACCCGCCAGACCTCATTAACGAGGTGTGTCTGTGAAGCGGCCGGAACAGTGGGTGCGCCGTTTCCGTCCCCCACAACCATAGTGATAATGTCTGTTTTACCGCCTCCCTGAACAGCAGCGGCGATACGCGCCTGCCCGGTCAGGGTGACGATTGACTGGAATTTTTGCGCCATAATTAACCCGGATAGATGGTGGTGGTTTCTGCGTCATACTGCGCAGCGCCGATATAAATCATGCCCTGAATATCCTGCGTGATAGTAAGTCCGATAAGGTGACGACTGACGGGCCTCGCATCAGCAATCATGCGCTCCATTTCGAGATACATCTTTTCGTCAATGCCCGATTCAAGCACGCCAATCTCAAGCCTGAACGTGCCCGGCGCGTCGCCGGTCTGCCACCATTCAGTGACGGTAATCAGGTAGCCCAGCGGCTCCACAACCCGACGCACTGCGCCGAGAGTACCCTTGTGGCGGTGCAGGGCCGCAGATGACGCCACCACGCTGCGCTTGGTCGCCTCACTCCAGCTGGTATCCCAACGGTCAACCGACCACGCCCATGCGAGATAGGGCAGCAGCTCCACCGGGCAGGTCGCCGGGTTCCACAGCCTGCGCAGCGGTACGGGGGTTTTCTCAATCGCAGCGCAGGCCTCGGCTGCTGCCACCTCAAGCACGGAAGAACCGGAAGGCAGCAAGCGATCACTCATCGGAACCCCCGACCGTGATGGTATAGCCGGTGCAGTAACCGGCCTGGGTTTTATCCAGTACCACATCCTGCGCCGGTTCGTTCAGCTGCACCCGCTGCACGCCCTCAACGTGTAGCGCGGCATACAAAGCAGACTGACGGATATCGCGCCCGAGGCGGCGCTGCGCACTGACAAACGCCTGCAGTTTAGCCTCGGCTGCAGCGCGTACCGGCTCGGCTTCCGGCCCCGGATAGATGTACAGCACGGCATCTACGCTGTAGTTGACGATCGCAGCTGACTGGACGGTTAAGCGGTCGGCCACCGGGCGTACGTTCTCATCATTCAGCGCGGCATCCACCACGGCCAGCAGGTCAGCAGCGGCCACGCCGTCAGCCTCGCGTGAAAGCACGGTGACGGTGACGCAGGCGGGCGACGGGCTGATCGCCGTGGCGTCTGATACGCGCCCGTCGGCGCTTTTGGCGTGGAATTCATATGCCCCGGTCGGACCGGCCACGCTCAACCCCTCAAACGCCGAGGCCACGCGCAGGCGGAAATCATCATCACTTTCCATCACGGCGGCGACGGGCGGGATCGCGCTGTCATCTGCTGCCGTCAGCGTTAGACGCACGACGCCGTTATTCGCGCCGAGCTGGTCAAGGTCCGCGCCGTTTGCCCAGGCGACCATATTGGCCTCTGCCGCCTCATTAATACGCTGGCGCAGAATGACCTCACGATAGGCATTCTCCTGCAGCAGCTTAACGATGGGTTCCGACTCCAGCGACAGGGTGCGGGCGACCGCCTCCTGCTGATCTGCCGGGTACAGCGAAATCAGGGTGGCTTTGCGCTCGACCAAAAGGGTTTCGTAATCCAGCGTTTCCACCACGTCAGGCGCGGGCAGCTGGCTCAGGTCAATAGTTGCCATAGGGTTAGCTCACGGGAACGGTAAGGGAAAAGTTTTGCAGCGAGTCGGTGCGTTCACCTGTGATCTCCACGACCATCCCGCCGTTGAAATCCGGAGTGTAGTCAATAGCGGTCAGCTTTACCCGCGGCTCCCACTGCAGGATCGCCATGTAGCAGGCCGACATAATTTGCAGACGCAGCGCGTTGTTGTTGGGCTGGTCAATCAGCGCGGACAGCAGCGAGCCATAGGTGCGCCGCATGACGCGGGAACCCACCGGCGTGGTGAGAATGTCGCGCACGCTCTGCCGGATATGTTCGATATCAGCCGCCTGCGCGCCCGTATCGCGGTTCATACCGCTGTATTTAGCCGTTGTCATTTTGGCCCGTCCGTACTGCTGCCGCCGCGCTCAATACCGCCGTGTGTGTGGCTGTGTGACACAACACCATTGGATGTGAGGCTGCCGCCGCTGTGGGTAATATTGCCTTTCATGGAGCCGCCGCCGGTAAGCTCAAACGTCGCCGCTTTGAGCTTTTGGGTGCACTCGACCAGCGGGCTGTCGAGGGTGATTTTTTCGCTGGCGTTGACCACGACAACTTTTGTTTTCGCACTGATGGAATCAGCCGCCTCAATCGTGGCGGTCTTGATACCTGTCGCACTGAGTGCGCCGGTGGCGGGTTCATACACAATCACGGCCCCGTCAGGGAATGACCAGTGCAGCGCATCAGCGGACGCAGACGGGGCGGGGTTGTCGTCAGAATAGATACCCGGCAGGACAAAGCCGGTATCCAGCTCACCGCCCAGACACAGAACAAGCACCTGCTCACCCACGGACGGGGCATTCCAGGCGCGTGTATTACCGGCACGAGCGGTCAGCCAGTGCAGCCAGTCAGTGGTGTTGTTTCCGGTATCCACACGACAGGTGCCGTCGTCGAGATTGACGGCGGACACGGTGCCGAGGCGGATCAGGTTGCGCAGCAGGCGCTGAATGTCGGGAATTTGTGAGTTCATATCATGATGATGAAGAATGATACGTGCCGAAACTATCTGATGCTTCTTGATGGTTCATGAGCAAAAAATTGGCACGACATCTTATAGTTACTAAAGTATATTCCGATGTTTAGGGGCTTTTTGAGCAAGGGATGAAATATGAATTTTGCTGAATTTTTTGGCGTTATAAAAGATGTTGTCGTGATAGGGACGGGAATTACAGGTGCCACAGTAGCAGTTAAAGGATTAAAAACGTGGAGGAAACAATTACATGGGCAGGCAGACTACAATCTTGCAAAAGACATTTTAATTCATCTCTTTAAGTACAGAGATGCAATAAACAATGTAAGAAATCCTGCTATGTTCTCTAACGAAATGCCTTTACCTCCAGAAGATAAAAAAGAAGCCATGAACGCAAGCCAAATTAGGCACTATGGATTAGCAGAAGCTTACACGTCACGCTGGGAAAAAGTTAGTGTTCAACGTGCTTCTATCTATACAAGTATGATAGAGGCACAAGCGCTATGGGGCGAGGAATTAACAAATTTGCTAGGCGCTCTGTTCAAGCATGAGCAACTCTTGCTTATACACACGCGATATAATCTTACTCTGCACAACCCAGATAGAGACGACCGTTTTAAAGAGCATGAAAATAAAAACTTCAAACCCGAGATCCTATACGATAATTTATCAGAGACCGATGATGAATTCAGGAATGATTTTTTATCCTCCTTAGAACCTATTGAAATTTACCTTAAGTCCAAGCTTGCAAGGGACCCCGCTGATAATGAGCTTACCGTTAAAATTGAACTTTATTTTAAGTATCTAAAAGAAAAATTATCATGTTCTCGACAATCTTGAAGTCTTTTTGATTAAAACCAAGCAGCGCCCTAGTTTCATACTGCACATCTTGACCGCCTCGGGCTGGCCTATCGCGCAGCCCGTAATGATGTATCCGCGCCATCCGCTGTACGCTCCCGATAAACTCAACCACCGCATCATCGGCGGTGCCTTTTGCCTTCATGTATTTTGCTGTGCGGAGCTTGGCGAACATCTCGCGCCTGATGCGGCCCTTCTTACAGCGCAGGGGTTGCGCCTTACGCGGCTTAAACGGCGTGCCGTCGGGTGCCTGCTGCTGCTTGATGTTATGTTGCTGGCTGGCACGCAGCTTTCGCGCAATATCCGTTGCCATCTTTTTGCGCGCAGCCGGTGACAGATTAGCGAGTAGGGTAGTGAGCTTTGTTTCCAGCGGTTCAAGTTCATTCACAGCTGCCACTCGCTGACCAGATCATTTTTAACGTACAGCTGCCACGGGCGGGAATTATTCTCCGGCAATGGCGGCTCGCCAACGTGGTTAACGTGCAGTTCGCCCTCCTGCTCTTTAACGATCACCCGCTCGGTCAGCTGCAGGTTAATGCTGATATCTACCGCCGTATCACTGATGATATCGGCGTTAAACGTAAACCCTGTGCGGCGCTTTTCTTCGCTGGCCATAATGTCGGGCTGATTGACCCGTAGCCATGCCAGCAGCGGTACGGTAAGCAGGTCGAGATTGTCGCCGTAGTCGGTGATCACCAGATTCAGCTGATACTGATACTCAAACGACAGCGAGCTGGCGAGCGTCGACACAATACGTCCGTTATCGATGAACATATTCAGGCTGTCAGGGCTTCGCTGCAGCAGCAGCACGCTGTCTGTCAGCGCCTGACGTAACTGTTTGGGTTTCAGCATCGTGCTGCTCCTGGCATTCTTTGATGATCTCGACCTGCAGCCCGCACGAAGCGAGCGCAGCCTCTAACTGCCGGTTATCCGCCGCCAGATCGCCCTGCGTTCGCAGGTTGTTGGCCGGAAACGGGCAGCTTGTCACGCGCGGACAGCCAGTCCAGATAATCTCTGGCGCTGGCGAAGGCGGGGCGGCTGTGCAGCCGGATAACATCGTCAGGCAAAGCAGCAGCAGACCAGCCGCGTAGTGATGGGTTCGCATCGGTTTCCCTCTGTATTTGCAGTTCCCGGTTTAGTGCGCCGGTGCTGGCCCTGCCCTGCAGCAGTCGCAGCGCCGCCTCGCGTTTCTGCCCCTCGCGGGCCTCGTCATTTAACCGGGCAATGGCTTTATCTCGACTCGCAATTCCGGCGGACAGCGTGCCGATGATGCGCTGCGTATCGCTCAGATCGCCCTTTGCCTCTGACAGCTGCCAGCCGGTGAAAGCCAGCGCCGCCAATGCCACGGCAAAAAATGCGGCAAGCAGGCGGATCATTTAGCCCCCTTGAGGCACCACGCCAGCTCACGCGCCCTGCGGTTCTCGATACCTTTGTTTTTGACGCCCCTCACGTATACCCAGCGGGTTAACTGGTGACAGGCGCTGGCCCACTCGCTGCGCTTAACGAAAGCCGCGAGGGTTGACGTGCATGCGGCGCGCACGCCGACATTGAAAGCAAATGACACCACGGCGTCATAGACCTGTGGCGGCATGGCGACCGGCATGCAGGCATCAATGCCGCGTTCCACGCGCATCACGTCGTATACCAGGTTCACCGCTATCTGCCGCTCGCTGATGACGCTTTGCGGCGTCACGCCCTCGGTATGCCCGATGCCGTTGGTCCATACGTTTGCGCTGCACTGGTAAGGCGTGGTGCGGCAACCTTCCGCATCGGCTATCAGCTTCAGCCCGGCCTCGGAGATTTTCAGCGCGCTGAATTCCGGCAGCAGCGCGGCTATTGCCAGTACAGCCACCACGGCACAGCGTTTAGCCATCTGATTCAAGCGTCACCCCCTGCACGTTCCGGCGCTGTAGCTCAAAGGTTTTGCGCCGGTAATGCCAGTTGATAAAAAAGTTCGCCACGTTGATCACAAGCGTGACCACGGCGACAAACGCGCCGACCATAAAGGCAATGTCCTGCACCGTGTGGCGGCTAAACCACATCATGAGCAGCCCGACCAGGTAAGTGATGATTGAATTGCTTTTTTCCATTGCTAACTCCAGAGGTTCACGGTTTCACCTGCGACCGGTGAATCAGGCAAATCGGGCAGCTTAACCTCGCATCCGTGCGGCAGTACCGGCCCGCTCTCGGCCAGGCCGGGATTAGCCGCATAGACAAGCTCAACGACCTGATCCGTGCGCCCGTAATGGCGATAGCAAATCTCGTCGACGGTATCGCCCTGTTGCGCTAAAACGTTCATCACAGCAGCCCGATGATGCACGGGCGCTTACCCGCGATTTTGCTGATGCTGAACCGGGCGTCGCGCCAGTATTCGTCAGCGCTGGCTTTGATTTCCTCGGCCTTTTTGGTGCCGCTGGCGTCATAGCCCCGGTAGCGCTCAACGATCACCGCCCCGGTCAGGTGGCTGACTGCATCGAAGTAGTGCGTCAGCTTTTCGCTTTCGCCGTCGAGCTGGTCGGCAGGAACGTCGGCCAGCATCTTAAAGCCCGCCCCCATCTGGTCCGCCCGGTATTCGTACAGCTCGGCGTTCACTTCCGCGATGGCCGTTTTTACCGCCTGGCGGAGCCGTGCAGCTGGCACCGTCCCCTCATAGCGGAGGGTTTCGCGCAGCCGCTGAACATCGACGTCCGGCCAGAAAAAGGTATTAACAATCGGCGGCTCGGCACTTTCGGCCGGTCGCGGTTGAGGTATGACTACCGTTTGCATAGTTGCCTCTGAATAGGTGGGCGGTGGAGGGCGGCGCAGAAGCCTGAAAGGCTCATTGCCGTCCTGCCGCCCGGCGCGGGGCGCGTTCTGTTAACGGCTGGCAAGCGCCTGCTTTTTAAGGTCGGTTGCCAGCCGTTCAATGTCCTTTTTAACGCCGCTGCCCTGGTGAAGCTGCAGCGCACGTTTCAGGTGTTCCATTGCATCCAAAGCCCTGCCCATATCGCGAAGCACATAGCCGGTGATTTTGTGCAGCTTGGCGCGCACCTCATCGGGCATATCTTCGGATTTCGTCAGCTCAAGCGTTGCCAGCAGCGGGTCAATGTCGACCGGCTGTTTTGCCGTCCATGTCCGGGTCGCCGCCTCGGCGACCTCTTCAGCCAGGAGATAAGCCGTGCTGTTGCGCCTGAACTTGTCGGGCGGCACCAGTCCGTACTGCAGGGCGTAGCGGGCAATGTCCAGCGCGCCGGGAATATCCCCGGCATCCAGCCGCCAGATCATGACGGTCATCAGGATGGCATCCTGTGCGCCTTTTCCCTGGCTCAGCACGCCAGACACCCACGGCAGATAGCCGGGCAGCATCTCGCGCTTTAACTCAGCCTTTTTTTCCCTGGAGCGCGTCTTGCTCAGACGGCGCTTATCTTCATTGAGCTTCATGAGCATTCGCTCATAGCCGTTGGCATGACGCAGCGGGCCGTCAGCCTGCTGCGATGCTTCGACGGCCTGCTGGCGCATAACGTGACGCTGGGCAGGGCTTAACATGCGTTACTCCCCTGCTTCCGTTTCGGCTGGTGCTGACGCTTCCGGCTCGGCTGCAGCGGCTTTAACCGGCGTAAAGTCACCGAGCGCGATGTTTTCCACCAGGCAACCGGCGGCGTAGTCTTCGATCACGAAATCCTCATTGATAGATTCGTAATTTTCGACGCGGTCGCGTTTAGCCTCTTCAACAATCATCCGGCGGTGCGTCCCTTCCTGCCAGTAAATCGACAGGTTATCGAGGCGGGTAATAAACAGGGCGTTGGCCGGGAAGTACGGCACGCGGATCGCCGGCAGGTTGCCGATTCGCTTCTGGCTGACAATCACGTCAGCGGCCAGCTGTTCGGTGGCAGGCTGCGACTGATTGACCAGCGGGAAATATTTATCGGCCAGGAGCTGACGCCCGCAGATAACGACCAGTTCCGGGTCTTCCTGATACCACGGCGCGATCATGGTATTGGTCGCGTCCATCACCAGCGCATCGAGGTTGGCGTAATCACCCTCTTTGCCGACGCGGACCTTATCGGAAATCAGCGCGCCATCTTCGCCAACGACCTTGCTCAGAACGCGGTCGGCAGCATGCAGGCGGTATTTCTGCAGCCAGCCGATCGCCACGTCCTGCAGCAGCGGGTTGGTGGTGCGGTTGGAGGTCTTCGCTCGGGCAATGCCGTTGAAACCGGCCATGATGCGATCCAGCGCCTGGCGTTTGATAATCGCGTCACGCAGGCGGGTCTGGAAGTCTTCATATCGCGCCCACAGGTCGAGCTGGTTATAGCGAATATGGAAGTCGTAGTTGGTCTGCGTGCACTCGTAGCCGTCCTGCGTCAGCTCGGAGAAGTCAGCCGTTTCGCGCTCGTCACCGCCGGAGGTGTCGGTTGTGCTGGCAATTGAGCCGGACACGCCGATCCCGATTTTCTCACCCTTCATATCGACAACCGGGGTGATATTGATGCGGGTCAGAAAGTCGGACGACTCCTGTACGCGGGTCATCAGGCTCTGGCTCACCGCAGGCTCAACGGAGAATTTCTTGTCCATATCGCCGGTATCCACGCCGTTCAGTTCAGCGAGGCGGGTCAGATAGGCGTTAAATTTAAAGCGGGTAGTCTGGCGCATGGGTATTCCTGTAATCAGTGATTCGGTTTTCTTTCTGCTGGCCGGGCCTACCTTCAGCAGTCGGTTTGTACGCTGGTCTTGTCGCCACCGTCAGCCCGTGGGCGCTTGTGGAAATTGCCGTCGGTTTTTGACAGCGTGCTGGTCAGGCTCTCCAGCTCGGCGCGCCTGGTTGTGGTTTCCAGCTCCAGCGCATCCAGGCGGTCAGAGATTTTTTTCTCAAGCGCGGATAAAGCCTCAGCGGACTCCTGCTCGCTGGCGGTCAGCTGCTCGGCAACCAGCGTCACGGCGGCGTGAACGTCAGCGCTCTGCACGTCATCCGCTTTCTTTTTCGCGGAGAACAGCGCGGCGATGCGGTCACGCAGTGACGGACCGGGGTCGGCCTCTTCGAAGAATTCGATCAGCGTTTCCTCAGCGGCGGTAAACAGGTTGTTTTTGTCCTGCTTGCGAGCCGCCAGCGGATTAGCTTTTGCCGTCGCGCTAAAGCTCAGGTATTCAGTGCCGAGGCTCGCCGGGTCATCGGTGACAGCCAAGCCGACGAGGTACGCCTCGCCGGTGTCGGCGAATTCAGGGTTAACTTCGATTGAGGTATAGATTTTCTGACGCGCTTTGGTCATCGCGATCAGTTCGTCGGTCGGGTCGATGTAGCCATACAGCGCGAGCTTGCCTTTTAGCAGGCCGTCGGCGATTTCTTCAGCTTCGACTGCGGTCACATCGCCAAAGCGACGAAACGAACTGTCAGCCGCATAGCCGCGAATGTGTTCCATGTTGATGCGCGCACCGTACACAACAGGGCTGTAGTTTTTCGCCATCTGCGAGATCCAGTCGCGGGAAATCACGCGCCCGTCTGTTGTTGCGCCCTCAACTGCGATGCGAAAACGCTTTGCTTTAGTTGCCATTAATCAGGCTCCGGTAGTGGATTGGTTCAGGTCACGGCCAGTTTCACCACGAACACCACACCACTCAACGAAACCCGGCTTGCTGGCTTATCAGCAAGCAGGGACAACGGGCGCGCCATTTTTTGCCCCGGTAGCCTTGATGCCATGAATACGACACCCGGCACCATCATCAGCGATCCGCGCCGTCAGGCCGCTCTGCTTTACTGGCAGGGCTTCTCTGTGCGCCAGATAGCGGAAACGCTCAGCATCAAAACGCCGACCGTGCAGAGCTGGAAACTCCGCGACGAATGGGAAAGCATTGCCCCCATCAGCCGCGTTGAGGCCAGCATGGAAGCGCGGTTAATCCAGCTCATCATGAAAGAGGTTAAGGGGAATGGTGATTACAAGGAGATAGACGCGCTCGGCCGCCAGATAGAACGGCTGGCGCGCGTCGAGCGCTACCGCAGCAGCGGCAACGAGGCCGATCTCAATCCCAACGTGCGCAACCGCAACCGGGGCGAGCGTCAGCCAGCGTCTAAAAACGAGTTCAGCGAAGAGGCCACAGAAAAGCTGACCTCGCTGTTTATGGAGGGCTGCTTTGAGTACCAGCTGCACTGGCACAAAGCCGGGCTGGCGCACCGCATCCGCAACATCCTCAAGTCACGCCAGATCGGCGCGACGTTTTACTTTGCCCGCGAAGCCCTGATCGATGCCCTGGTGACCGGCCGCAACCAAATCTTTCTCTCGGCCAGTAAAGCGCAGGCCCACGTCTTTAAAAACTACATTATCGACTTTGCCCGCCTGGTCGATGTTGACCTGAAGGGCGACCCGATTGTGCTGCCAAACGGGGCGCGTCTGATTTTCCTCGGTACCAACGTGCGCACCGCGCAGAGCTACACGGGCAATCTGTATCTCGATGAGTATTTCTGGATCCCGAAGTTCCAGGAGCTGCGCAAAGTCGCCAGCGGCATGTCGCTACACAAGAAATGGCGCACCACGTATTTCTCCACACCGTCGAGCCTGTCGCACAGCGCCTATCCATTCTGGTCCGGCGAGCTGTTCAACAAGGGCCGACGCAACCGCGCCGACCGCATCGAGCTGGACCTGAGCCACACCCATCTCGCCGACGGCTCGCTGTGCGCTGACGGCCAGTGGCGGCAGATTGTGACCGTTGAAGATGCGCTGACCGGCGGCTGCAACCTGTTCGACCTGGATCAGCTGTCGCTCGAATACAGCCCGTCCGAGTACCAGAACCTGCTGATGTGCGAATTTGTTGACGATGAGGCGAGCGTGTTCCCGTTCGCCGAACTGCAGGGCTGCATGATCGACAGCATGGAGGAGTGGACTGACTTTAACGTGTTCGCGCTGCGCCCGTTCGACTATCGCCCGGTGTGGATTGGCTACGACCCGTCTCACACGGGCGACAGCGCGGGCTGCGCCGTTATCGCGCCGCCGCTGGTGCCGGGCGGTAAGTTCCGCGTCCTTGAGCGCCATCAGTGGCGCGGCATGGACTTTGCCGCGCAGGCCGCATCCATCAAAGAGCTAACCGAAAAATATACTGTCGAGTACATCGGCATTGACGCCACCGGCATCGGCCAGGGCGTTTTTCAGCTGGTCCGCCAGTTCTTCCCCGCCGCCCGCGAAATCCGTTATTCGCCGGAGGTGAAAACCGCCATGGTGCTGAAAGCCAAAGACACGATCACCAGTGGTCGCCTGGAGTACGACGCCGGGAATACCGATATCACGCAGTCTTTCATGGCTATTCGCAAAACGATGACCGCCAGCGGCAACCGCTCGACCTATGAAGCGAGCCGTAGCGAGGAAGCCAGCCATGCTGACGTCGCCTGGGCAATCATGCACGCCTTGTTAAACGAACCGCTGACCGCCGCCGCCGGTGGTCAGAGTCCAAACTTTATGGAGTTTTACTAATGAGCAAGCGCAGGGGCCGCAAGGCTTTTCAAAACCAGTCAGAGCCAGTAAAACCCGCAGCGCAGCAGGCCGAAGCGTTCAGCTTTGGCGAGCCGATCCCAGTGCTTGATAAGCGCGATATTCTGGATTACGCCGAATGCATCAGTAACGGGCGCTGGTACGAGCCGCCGGTGAGCTTCCACGGCCTAGCGAAAAGCCTGCGTGCCGCCGTTCATCACAGCTCGCCGATTTACGTTAAGCGCAACATTCTGCTGTCCACCTACATCCCGCACCCAATGCTCAGTGCGCAGGACTTCAGCCGCATCGTGCTAGATTACCTGACTTTTGGCAACGGCTTTGCAGAGCTGCGCAAAAACGCGTTAGGGAAGGGGTTCCGCGTTGAGTGTTCACCGGCGAAATATACCCGGCGCGGCGTTGAGGATGACACGTTCTGGTTTATCAACGACTGGAAGGACGCGCACCGCTTCGAAACAGGCAGCGTGTTCCAGCTGCTTGAGCCTGATGTGAACCAAGAGATTTACGGCCTGCCGGAATATCTGAGCGCGCTCAACTCAGCCTGGCTGAATGAAGCAGCCACACTTTACCGCCGTAAGTATTACCAGAACGGCGCGCACGCAGGCTACATCCTGTATATGACCGACGCCGCGCAGAGCAGCAGCGATATTGAGCAGATGCGCAAGGCCATGCGCGACACCAAAGGCGTGGGCAACTTCCGTAACTTGTTCATGTACGCACCGAACGGAAAGCCGGACGGGATTAAGATCCTGCCGCTGAGTGAGGTCGCCACCAAAGATGACTTTTTCAATATCAAAAAGGCCAGCCGTGATGACCTGCTAGCCGCTCACCGGGTTCCACCACAGATGATGGGTGTTATCCCGGACAACGCGGGAGGGTTTGGGGATGTGGTTAAAGCGGCTCAGGTGTTTGTTCGCAATGAACTGACACCACTGCAGGAGCGCATGAAAGAAGTTAATGGGTGGATGGGAGAAAAAATTATCGATTTCCGACCTTATAAACTTGTGTGAATCAAATAATAGCGGTCAATCACTGGCCGCTATTATTTATTAATAAACAAAAAGAAAATTCTCAAGCAGTTCCCTGTCAGGCACTTCTTCATTATGTATCATCTTAATTATAGCCCTTCTTAATAATGATAAAGTCCTTACTACATCACCTACCTGATGCTTAGGGGAACCGTGTGCAGCGGCAGATCGTAGGCCATAAAGTTTAACAATCTCTTTTTGCAGCTCTAGCCTTTTAGGCCCTCGCGGCTCTAGGTATGCCGATAAATTGGATGACACTCGGAAAACTAATTCAGCTTTATGAGGGGAAAATATAGCCTCTAAGGCTCCCCAAACAGATACAAGAGCCATGGCACCATTGTGGATATACTGAACATTATTAATAGTATCAAATGCTAACTTAAACTCATTACTTGAGCTTAGTAGATTCGTTGTTTTAACCCAGTTATCTTTTACCCATTCAATCCTCGTATTTTCATCTTCATCAGACTTGAGAGCCAAATCAAATGCTTTTGGTATACCCCCCAAAAGTTGAGCTGCCAACTCACCGCCTTTGGACTGCACTTGTTTAAAACTCGATATAGGCTTACTACTCTTTACTCTCAAATCCACCTGAGGATTAATATATAACTTAAACAATGATGCTATTATTTCGCCAATTTCTTCAGAATTAAATTTCTCATGATTATATTCAGTAGGTATGAATAGTTCAGCGAGTATATCCACTCCGCGATTGTGGCTCGTAGCATGCCATGTTTTGGGATAAAACCCGCCCGGACGTTGAGGCTCCTCATAAGCTAAAATGTGTTCTGTAACTATATGAGCATAAGTTGGCCTTAACTCAATACCTTCTCCAAATGATAGAACAGACTCACCAGTATTAAACCCAGACATACCAAAATAGAGACCGCGCTTTGAAAACTCACCATCCATACCATTCCCTTATATATAGTAACCAATGAAGGTCAGTAACTATAAACTATTAATCTAATATATTTACTTACCTAATCTTAGGTTATCACTGGAAAAAACTGTAGTAGCCGTTTTGGTGCCATATCTTACAGTTAAGAATGCTTTTCTATTACCAGTTCGACGCCTTCATTGAGCAATTCATTAATAGAAACGCCATGTGCCTGAGCTGTCACGGCTAGAGCCTGATGTCGTTCTGGCGTCAGGCGGGTAGTTACCTTACCGCTGAATGTCTTATAAGGTTCAATGTCATCCTTACGGCATTCGTCGATAAAAACCGCCAGTGAGGTTGAACCCTCTTTTTTCAGCTCTTCGACGCTGTAAGCGTAGAAGTCAGCTCCGCCGTTCAGGCCGATAAATTCCCCGCGAAACATTTCGATCTCAGGGTCAAAGGTGATGACGGCCAGATGGCCGTCGATTTTAAGTGTGTTGATCATGGTCTAATTCCTAAGCTATCGAGCCATACCCGAATGGAGTTAACCGCCCCCTTGTCAGTGGTTGGTCTGGGATGCGGCCTGTGAAAAATTTTCTTTTGCCCTTTCAGCAGCACCGCAATCCTTGAACCTTCCCTTTCGTGAACCTCCGCACCGAGAGCGATAAAAAGAGATTCAATATCACTCCACTTTATCGAACCGCTAACCGGCCGGGCAAAGACATCTGACAGCGTTTTCTGGTGTCGTTTGTTCATGAGCCCATAGTATCAAAAAGTGACACCACATCAAGCGTTTTTTGGTGTCGCATAATGGTGTCAAAATAGCGAGTATGATCATATACAACATGCGTGCATGAAAGCGTTTCTAAGGCGATGGTTTGTTACAAGCGCCTCGGGATAATACGGAATCAGAGAACCGCACAGCGAGGCGCTGGCGCACGTTACGGCATACATGTTTGTACCCTCAGCGCGCAATGCTATCCCCGCCACGCCTGCCCGCTTTATAGGGCGCTTTTCATGCAGTTGCATTGTGTCACCAAAACCGCAACTGCATTGGTGCTACACTGCAAAAATCATCATCAGAAGCACATGCAAAAAGATGCAGTAACATGCACTCCCCTACACATCTCGCAATACCATCAATTCCATGATAGAAAATCATTAAAATCACACTTTAAGAGCATGTTTGCATGAGAAAAGTACATGAATTAACCAGCAAGGCCGCGCTATCATATTTTCTTCGCCATGATTCCTACACGACATTAGAGTTACCAAGCTACATTGATTTTTCAAAGTTATTAAACAACATAAACTCAGCCATTGATAATGAAGAAATTAGCTATTCTCCCGATCCAAAATCACTCATGGGTAAAGAAATAAATTATGAGGTTTTGGTTAGTAAAGACGGCCTCTACAGCTGGCGGCGGATAACGCTAATCAACCCTCTTTATTATGTTTACTTCTGTAGAAAAATCACCACTCCAAAAAACTGGAAACAGATAAAAGAAAAATTTAAATCATTTGAATCAAATGAGCTTTTTTTATGCTCTAGCATACCCGTTAGAAAAGGTAACACTTCAAATATTGCCGCATCTGTAATGAGTTGGTGGGAGGATTTTGAACAAAAAAGCCTAGCACTTGCCCTTGAATATGAGTTTATGTTCAGCACAGACATTTCAAACTTTTACCCTTCAATCTACACACATAGCTTTGAGTGGGTCTTCATATCAAAAGAAGAAGCCAAAAAGAAAAACAACAATGACAATCCCGGAAGATTAATTGACAGCCACATTCAAATGATGATGAGCAATCAGACAAACGGCATACCATTAGGCAGCACTTTAATGGATACATTTGCAGAGCTTATCCTAGGTGAAATTGACTTACAATTAAGAAAAGAAACTGACAAGCACAATATCGTCAACTATAGAGTCGTACGTTACCGCGATGACTACCGGATATTTTCAAATAGCAAAGATGATTTAGACAAAATCTCTAAATGTTTAGTTGGTGTTTTAGGTGATTTTGGCTTGGATCTAAACTCAAAAAAAACAGATTTACATGAGGATATTGTTTTCCACTCATTGAAATCAGCAAAAAAAGACTACATAAAAGAGGAAAGACATAATTCATTTCAAAAAATGCTTTATGTTATATATTTATTCTCTTTAGAACATCCAAATTCAAAAACTACAGTCAGATATCTGAATGATTTACTCAGAAGGTTGTTTAAAATAAATAAAATATCGAATACCGGCCATCAACTGGAGGCTATGCTTGGCATCATCTCAAGCATCATGGCTAAAAATCCTACGACGTATCCTGTAGGCACCGCTATTTTTTCAAAACTACTCAGCTTTCTTTATGCTGACGACACTCTACCCAAGTTTACCAAACTCGAAAAACTTCATGACAAACTCGGGAAACAGCCTAACACAGAAATGCTTGACATTTGGTTTCAGAGAGTCCAAGGCAAGATTAATTTAGATTGGGATGGCTCTTATAAGTCGGCCTTGTGCATTCGTATCAATGATGAACTTAAGAAAGAGAAAACATTTTCTATAGATGGTCTATGGGATGTTGACTGGATTCCTGGTAAAGCAACAAATAGAAATAAAGAAAAAATCCTATCTTTACTAAAGAAAACAAGAATAGTGGATGCAGATGCATTCGAAGAAATGGATAATGATATAACACCTGAAGAAGTCGATTTATTCGACAAAGAACACAGCGCTTAACTATGAAAGCCATGTTGACTACACAACATGGCTATCATAACTAAATCATAAATTAGTTATCTAAAATCTCGATAACTTCTCCCGTTCGCACGTCGACACGCGCCGCTACGGTCTGCTTGACTACTCCACCATAAGAATTGGTGCCACGAAACGTGGTTTTCACAATGGCATGCGGGTCTTTACTCAATAGCACATGGTATACCGTTGAATCATGTTTATACGATGAATCGTCATGCATGCTGGATTTAATCATTTTTTCCAGCGGACGGTAAGAACCATCCCAACCACTGAAGTTATCCTGAAATACATCAAGATTTATTTTTCTGCTGAGTGAAGCCGGATCTTTTTCATAGTCACCTAAGCACCACCCTAAAACATCACCCAATTTAAGCTCACCATTTTTTGTAAAAGTGAACTCACTCAAACAAGCATAAAAGCCGCCTGCAGCACTGGCTGATATTGATTTATAAACAAGGTAATCATCAACAATAGCGTGACGCTTGGCTTTCGGCTCGTTGAGATATTCACTTAGAGTTTTTTCTGCTGAATCAAAATATTTTGGTGCAGATTGCGTTACTGGGTCTGACGCTACATGTTGCTGATCTATCTGCGGCTTTTCTGTAGGATACAACTTCGAACCAACTACCGCCAGTGCTAGCGACGCGCCGAGGTAAGTGACACTCGATAGCACTCGATTAGGCATCCGCACCAAGGCAGGCTTGAATAGGCCAACAACAAATGCAAAAAAGAGCACCAGAGATATACATGCAATGAGGGTATCCATTATTTTCCTTAATTTTCAATTCTCACAAAAAAACAGCCCCATATTACCAACAAGAGACTGTTATTTGCACAAAATTAATACCTGCTTAATGCTGCCAGCTATCGTCTTCCCACACACCCTGAACAATTCGCATCACGTTCTCCTTATCTTCACCAAGCTTCAGGCCGCTTAATTCGACAGCATTAGCGCTACCCTTGCGAATCCTCACAGCAGCGTTAGGGAAAAGTGGACTCAAATTTTTATACAATTCTGACCCAAGCGCGTTAAGCGTGGCCTAGCTGATCTTTTGCTCTTTGTCGATCACTATTTCGATACGCATAGTAATTACCTACTGTTCATTGAGGCTCATCGAACGGCCATGCTCATAACTCCTGAGCTTTGCCATCAATTCATCCGTCAGCTCAGATACCCACTGTATAGCCAAACGCTTTTCTTCCTCGTCACAATCACTAGCAGCAACAAGTTTCATAAAAAAATCAATACGCTGGAGCTTAACCGACTCCAAGAGATAATCATTCATGTTTCCTCCCCTTACACAAACCACTGTTTATACATACAGTATATAAACATTTTCCGAATGTGAACCTTTTTTTTACCTTTGACAGGTATTAGCCCCTAAAGCTGGCTGTGCCTTTATCTCAGTAAACCTATTACACATCAGGCATGTAGGTCACTCTGAAGCGGAATCTCCTAGAACCAAGCCGCGTAGCCGCTCAAATCTGGCTAATATTTTCAACGGATCACATCTTTTGTGGTTGCGCACTAAGTCACCAGCGGCGGTACTTCGGAACATTTCACCGTTGATAACAGTTTCTACTCCCCTTATCAGACGAACGGCCAGCCCCCTGCTGATTGTCTCTCCGGTAAAGTCGCGCACCTGTTCAATCACGTTATCGCAACCAGCCTCAATTTTTGCGGGCCTGGTGAGTTTGAGCCGTTTTTTCACTACGGCATCGGCCCTTATCCTGTTAAGCATTTGCCGCCGCTCTCGCCTACTAAGCGATTTAAAGTCTATTGGGCCATCACTTCCCGGTTTCGCCGCATCCTCAGATCCCGGTCTTCCCGTACAGTTATTGACAGAACTCCGAGAGGACGCGGGCGCGCCCTCAAGGTCAAAAACAAAATCAAAGGCAGAATCAACCGACAAAACAGAGAGCGGCGCATCCGCGATGCCAGCCTGCTCGGTAGCTTTTTTCGAAACAATTTTCCACTGCGTCAGGCGCGTCAGAATTGGCGTGTCGTCACCCACGGCGGTGGAATAAACTCCCTTGATGCGCACTGTTTCCTCGCCGTATTCGTTCAGCTCGTCGCCCGATTGATACCAGGTGCGAACCGCCAGCTCGTCACGACGCACGAACGGACCGCCCTGTGCATTCACGTATTCAGCCCACTGCCCCTGATCGGCTGCATCGTGAACGGCTGCAAACTCAACGCTCAGGCCGAGGGCGGTCTCACTGTCTGCCATTCTGCGCAGTTCACGATAAACAGTCACCGGCGCACCGCCCACAAACTGAAACTGACGGATATGCCAGCGCGCTGCCCAGGCTGAAACGGCAGGTGCAGTTTCCTTCAACGCCTTTCCGCTTTCGTCGTCCAGCTCACCATCGAGCGCGTACCCATCAATATTTTTAGAGATATATTTCGCGACATAGCCGGTTGCACTTCCCTTTTCAGGGTCGATCGCCTCAGCATGAAAGCGCGCCTTTCTGGCTTTTGCTGTGGTCAGCTCACCACTGTCTTCCTGGTAGGCGTAGTCACGGATGATCTGGCGCACGCGGTCGACGTTCTCAGGCAGCATAAACATCAGCATATGCCAATGCGGAGTCGCATCATGATGCGGCTCCGCAACACGAATGCCGAAAATACGAATATCTTCGCGGTGGAGCTTTGCACGGACCTTCTGCCACAGGTTGCAGAGATAGCGCTGAGTTTCGGCAGGGTTGGCCCCGTTCCATTTGCGGTTGCGGTGGCCGGTCTTAATTGTGGCGTGATAACGCGACGGAGCCGTGACGGTGTAGAACTCACCTACGAAGCCCATTTCGTTACAGATATTTTCAAAGCCACGGATGCGGGCCATCAGCTCGCAGCGACGAATGGCGGGATTAGCCACGCTGCCGTCATATTTATCGATCAGGCTGATGCGGTTCCCGTCCTCGTCTTCCAGCTCCATCCCTTTCAAAAATTCACGGGTCCGCCGCTTCTGCTCGCGCCATTCGATCACGTTCATCGTACTGGCGTAAGGGGTGTGTTTTTTGCTGACGTTGGCAAGCGCGATCTGCAGGTGTTCGCGCCATGCTGCAGCAACGCGGCGCAGGCGTCCTTTCCACCATTTTTCTGTTTTCATGCGGGAAATAGCTGACGCTATATCCTCCGGGCAGAAAAATTTAGAACTGACCTTTTCCCAAAGTGGCGGCATCTGATTAAGCTGGCGCGTGATGGCCGCTGCCGTCATGTAAATCTGGAAAGCATATTTATAATCTGATTTATCGGCGACCAGCTCATGAGCCTGCGCCATTTCAGCCATAATCAGATTAGCCACATCACCGGCCAGTAAATCCACGTCGGCACGTGACATATCCGCAAGGCGGTTAAACCGTCGAATAATTTCCCACAGCATGCTCGCAGCACCCACGCCGCGATCGCCGGCTGGAGCAATTTGCGCCAGCTTGCCAAAAATGTCGGGATGCATTTCTGCCACCTGGTACTGAGCATTTACGCGCTCAACGCGTGGCAATGTGCGCTCAACAAATGTCTTTGTCAGGTACGCATTGGCACGGGCTAAACCTTCCGTTTTTTCTAAGTCATTCATGCGCCGCTTAACATCCATCTGGATGATTAAGGGCTGCGCCTCCAGCAGATCACGCGCATGCGAAAGCGCCGCGAACATCTGGGCGCGGCGTTGGATATTGGTGGTTGCAAGATATGGCTTGCTTATGGCGTCCCGTGGAGCATTCCACGGGTAGGCATAAGTCATGCTACAGCCTCATGCTTAAGGTAACGCGTGGCGCTGTGCGCTGGAAAAGACACCGCAATAATTTCAGCAGCGCTTTTTCCATCGCCTGCAGCAACTCCAAGGCTTCGCGGGGCTGTGATACGGGTGATTTTAAAATCGCTATAGAGGCAGCGGGTCCGGGCTGTATCGCTGTTTGAAACGATCACGGGATTTGACTGTGCTACGCCAGATAATAGCGATGCCAGCTGGCACTGTCGGTCATCGTTAAACCCTTCGGTATGGTAATCGCTAAACGTCCCCTGATATGGGGAATCCGAATAAACGACATCACCGGCTTTAACCATTTGCAGGGTTTCGGTGAAGTCGGCACAGACGAAAGTTGCTCGCTGCGCTTTTTCAGCAAAGGCTTTTATTTCCTCGAGTGGGAAATATGGTTTTTTGTAGTGACCGAATGGAATATTGAAATCACCACTGCGGTTATAGCGGCACATACCGCGATGGCCGTGACGGTTCAGATAAAGAAAATAAACAGCACGGTCAAGCAGCGTCATGCCACGCGACGAATTAAACTCATCGCGAATTTTGTAATATTCAGCCTCTGATTTATTGGCAGCGAAAAGTTGCGTTGCCAGCACAAGAAATACAGATGAATGCTCTTTAATCTGACGATACATGTTAATCAGGTCGGGATTGATGTCAGCAATCAAATACTCCTGATAGTCAGTGTTCATCATGACCGAGCACGACCCCGCGAAAGGCTCGACCAGGCGCTGGCCCTTAGGCAGGTGCTTTTTCAGTTCCGGCATAATGCGCGATTTGCTGCCCACCCATTTTAAGACAGTATTCATAGCGCAGCTCCTTTGCAATGCGTGGCTTTAAGCTCGCTGATTTCCTTGCAGCTGACGCACTGCGTTACGCCGTCCAGTGCTTTGCGGCGCGCTTCGGGGATCGGCGCGTCACAGTCTTCACAAAAGAAAGCACTCGGTGCGGTTGGGTGCTTGATGGCTTTAGCCAGGGCATGCGCGAGATTTTCTTCAACGCGCTGCTGAACCAGATCCATTGAGTCAGCCATTAGTGCAACTCCTGCGCAGCAGCTTCAAACCGGCCTGCTTCCTGATGCAGCAGCTCGATAATCTCAACGGCAGACAATTCACTGCGCTGAGCATGGATAGCGAGAGCCTCAAGACGGATTGAAACGACCAGCGCCTGATCTTTCTTTTGCTCGTTGCGGGCTTTATTCAGCAGCACCAGAACTGCATCAGCTGCGGCTACCATTTTCTCGTTTTCAATATTTTGCATAGTAATACTCCAGATTTAGGCAAAGGGATGCCCGGCGGATTTACGCCATTAATTTAATGTTTGGATTATTCGGTCAGTGCGCAGTCAGCTGCGGAAAGATAACGCGGTAGCATTTTTCCCCAGCGCGAAATTTTGTTCATGGCTCCAATAATTAGCAGGCGTCGAGCCTCATCAAATTCTTCAAATTGCTTACCAACTTCATCGAGCTTGAATGTCGTAGGCTTTTCTCGGTTAGCCAGAGTTAAAACAGCAAACTTAAAATCATCATCCAGACGATTAAAATAACGTAGCGCTGGATTATCATTATTTTTACGTAGCAGACGGCGGCGCGCCTGAAACTGCTCAAAAGGCATTGGCTCTTTAACAGCCTCAAGGTGTGAGTGAATATTGACAGTCATTATTTACCCCATGCTTTTGACATACGTTGAATAAAATTGCGCTTCACAGATGACAGCTCACGCAAAAGCGCTTTCTGGTTGTTGCTCGGGTGCCAGCGCTTACCCTCGTTACCCATGATCCAGCCGTGGCCATATGACGGAGACGGGCTTTGACGCTTGAGCAAGGGCGCGACAGAAATTGTCATATTCACCTCAGCTCAGACCAATTGACGCACTAAGACCACTCAGCACATCAACTGTGTTTGCAAGCGCGGGATTAGACTGCACGCGGGCATGAACGCTTAAACCGATCAGCGAAAGGCATCGAATACCGGCGTTAACATTTTCCACAAAAGCGCTTTTGCACGATGGCGTCATTTTCTTACCTGATACTGCAGCAGCTGCCACCTTGCCGATCTCCGCAGTAGCCTGGAGAACGTAGTGGGTCATACGCTCGGCCTTCACTTCATTTAAAGGTACTGAAGGGCCGCACTTCATTTGGGCCAGCAGGCCATCAATCAGCGTTGGGTCTTCAGTTACATCAGTGATCACGGTGATTTCCATCGCCGTGAGCTGGTGAACCTGATCCGGGTTCAGCTTGTTACGCAGCGTCTGCTCATTCATCCCGACCTGGCGCGCCAGTTGCGCAATGTTGTGACGCTGGCCGAAGGTGCGGCAGGCGTTATCGAAATGCGGTTGTTTGGATACCTGATAATCAAACATGACGTAATGCCTCATTCATCCCAATATGGAACACATTAAGCCTGCATCGTGATTTCACAGCCTGCGGCCGCTTCAATCGTAAGTGCAACCATGTTGATTTCAATAAGACCGTTCACCCCTTCCTTCTTTCTGATAGGCAGGCGATTTTCACGGTACATCTGACGCACGGTTCCCTCCTTGTAACCTGTGCGGCGGCAGAACTCTTCCACCGTTACATAAGGCTCGGAGATAACGAGATTGATTGACGGGCGCATTGTAAGTTTACGGGTCATGATGCAAAATCCTCTGTTGAGTTAGGGGTAACTCTATTTATCACTATTCATCACACTTGATCACTATGAGTGATATTAGGATCGCAAATTGGAAAGGTCAACAAAAGATTTTACGAATCGTAAGGCTCCCGTATTGCCTGAAGGTGGTAAGGAACCGATTGAGCGCATGCTTCAGGCGTATGGGTTTAGCTCAAGACAGGCGCTCTGTAGGCATCTTGATGTGTCACAAAGCACGATGGCTAACCGCATTATGCGCGGTAACTTTCCTGCCGATTGGGTGCTTATTTGTTCAATGGAAACTGGTGCTTCACTTGAGTGGCTCACATATGGACGAGGAGAGCCCCAAACTGAAAACCATAGCGAACTCTCACCATGGATCGAGTGTATTAAAATCACAAATGGGACACCAGAAAAACCCAATTGGGTTAGCTATGATGCATCTCTTTTGCCGGATGACGTAGTAACTCCGCAGCTGATTATGTCCGAGCGCGTCACCTACATCGTTGACGCAAGCAAAACAGATATCACCGATGGATTTTGGCTAATAGAGATCGACAATGTTGTCAGTATCAGGGAGCTTTATCGCTTTCCCGGAAACCGCATTCGGGTTGAAAATGGAAAAGCATCCTTTGAGTGTCAGGTGAATGACATCAAAGCCATGGGGAAAGTTATCCTCCGAACGGAGCAGGTGTAGCAATAATGGCCGTAAGCAAACTCCCCTCTGGAAAATGGCAGGCACAGGTCTTTCCCAATGGCCGTGACGGGAAGCGCGTGCGCCGGCAGTTTGCCACAAAAGGCGAGGCTTTATCTTTCGAAAAATATTTGAAGGAAGAGGCTCAGGACAAGCCCTGGCTGGGCGAGAAAAATGATAAGCGCCGAGTAATCGACTTAGTGGATCTGTGGTTTAATGCGCACGGCATAACCTTGGCTGACGGGGAGCGCCGTCAAAGCACAATGACATTTGCCTGCGAAGCGATGGGAAACCCACTCGCCACCGAGTTCAGCGCAAAAATATTCTCTTCATACCGAGAGAAGCGCCTCAGCGGCAAGCTTACCCGTTCCAGCAGAGTGAAAACTGTCACGCCTCGCACCGTAAACCTTGAGCTAGCCTACTTCAGGGCGATGTTTAATGAACTGCGTAGGCTTGATGAATGGATGGCGCCCAACCCATTAGAGAACGTCAGAGAATTTAAGATCGGTGAGTCCGAGATGTCTTATCTTACTCATGATGATATTCGCACCCTGCTCACTGAATGTGAGAAAAGCCGCGCCAGTGATCTAACTGCTATCGTAAAAATTTGCCTGGCGACAGGAGCGCGCTGGAGTGAAGCGGAAGGACTAATGGGAAATCAAATCCGTGCGGGCCAAATTATTTACGTCAAGACGAAGGGTAAAAAAAATCGGGCCGTCCCTGTTAGTGAATCGTTAATTGCAGAGCTTCCAACAAGCCGTCGCGCAAAACCACTCTTCACCCCCTGCTATTCAGCTTTTAGAAAAGCTATACAACGAGCTGGCATTGAGACCCCACCAGGGCAATTGACGCATGTGTTGAGGCACACCTTCGCCTCGCACTTTATGATGAATGGCGGAAATATTTTAGTGCTGCAACGCATTCTGGGGCATACCGATATCAAAGTGACTATGCGCTATGCCCACTTCGCACCAGACCACCTTGCTGAAGCCATCACTTTGAATCCGTTAAACGGCCTTTAA